CAGCATCCGTGCCAAGGTCGAGCACCCGTTCCGCCTCGTCAAACAGCAGTTTGGCTACGCCAAGGTCCGGTATCGCGGGCTGGTCAAGAACACCGCGCGACTGACGATGCTGTTCGCGCTGGGCAATTTGTGGATGGCGCGCCGACAGTTGATGGAAGCGCAGGGATAAGTGCGTCCGCAGGGCGTCAAATGGGCGTGCCGCTGGCTCATAACGCCGGAATTTGCCGGCGAATCGAGCTGCCATCGTCGCTTCGATCCGCATCGCGAAACTCAACGTGCCTCAGTCAGCTCGGACACGCAGGCGGACTGGGTTTTGCAGACCTTCCTTAGCGGTTGGCTGCGCGGGCGCGGGCATTCAGCAGCCGCTCCAGAAAGTCCTTGTCGCCTTCCCCGCCAGCGTCGGGGTGGGCGTCGATGCCAAAGGCTTCGCGCTCCAGCGACACCAGGATGCGCAGCGCCTCCGCCAGTGCCTTCATGGTCTTGGTGCGCTCGGGCAGGCTGATCACCGCCTGATAGATGTCGTTGAGCTTGTCCTGGCCCTTGTCGTCCGGGCAGCGCAGGATCTCGCCCAGCTCCTGCAGCTCGGGCACCTGGTCCGTCTGCTTTTCCAGCTCGGTCAGCAGCCTCATGCACAGCGCACGGGAGCGCTTGATGTCGGCACGCTGGGCCAGCCTCACGCCCTTCTGGATGTTCGCCTCGACCTCGATCTGGCGGCTCTCGGTCAGTCGCTGGTCTTCTCGTACCTGGGTTCGTACCTCGGCTTTTCGTACCAGCTCATCTGCCTTGGCGCGTACCTTGGCGTTGAGGTCACGCACCCAGCCGTCACGCTTGGCTCGCTTGCGGATGGCGCCCTCGGTGATGCCATGCTCCTGGGCGATGGCAGTGACAGCGCGTACCCCCACTCGGTAGTCGCGCTCGATTGCCTCCCAGTTGGGAGAGGCTTTGTCTTGGGTGGAATGGCCTTCGGTAGACATTCCCGGCAGGATGCCGGGAAGTGGTACGAAGTACGAACCCTACAGGGAGGTGCTGGTCGTACTCGTCTTCATGTGCCCGCCTTCAGCTGGCGCATCGACTGTTTGAGGTTGGCATTCTCATGCCGCACCTCGTCAAGCTCCATTTGGAACATCCGCATCTTCTCGGTCAGCGAGATGCGCACAGCGTCCCCAGCGAGGTAACTTCCAATGACGGCAGCTTCCTGCGGGGTCACCGCCAAGGCCGCAGTATCCCCCACCTCGATCAAGCGCCAGCCATCGGCCAGGGTGGACAGCGAGACGCCCCGCGCTGCAGGGAAGGATTCCTCAAGCTCGTAGATCCCCCTGACGCACTTACTCCCGCCAAAGGCGTGAATGCGCCGGGCATCTTTGAGCGTCTTGAGCGCATCCTTCAACCGCTGCCGAGAGATATCCTGCATTTGGTCGTAGATGGCATCCACGGTGAAGGTCCGTCCATCCCCCTGTGCAGCAATGACCTTGGCCACGGCAAGAACTCGGTCCGCCAGGCGTTCCATCCTGTCTTGCGGTGGTATCAAAGCCAGCTCCGTGGCAGGGCGTGTCGGTGTTTCAACTTCATTCATCGGTGCATCCTCCATTGCCACAGCTTCTGATCCCTAAGATTGGCCCAGCCGAGCGCCATGGCATAACCCCATACCGGAGTGTTCTGGACATGTGAGCTGTCATTGGTAGTTCTCCTGAAAATGCTGAATCAGGTCGGCGCGCAGGTGAGGCGGCGTGGCCAAGCAGTCAGCCTTCATGGCCTGCCGCGCCTCGGGCCCGTCACCCCAGTGCTCGCAGGCGCGCTTCGCTGCCGTGAGCAGGTCGCGCAGCGAAGGGAATTGCTCAGAGGGTTGGGGCAAGGCCGACATCACGGTCCTCCTGGCTGAATGGCACAAGGCTCAGCGGTTGCTGCCGGATGCTGGAGCGGTACTGCATGGTCTCCTTGTTGAACCAGAGGTTCTGCGTGTATTCCTGCACCATGCCGTTGCGCTGTTTTTTCAGGATCAGCTTCGCGTCGGGCTTTTTGCGCTGCTCCTCGTAGCGGGCCACGGCATCGGGTTCGCTGCTGTTCGGTGGGGCCTCGTCCTTCTTGGCCTTCCACACGCTGAACATGTTGTCGGCGCCGTCGGAAATCTTGCCGCTGCCGGCCACGTCCAGCTTGCCCGGCTCCTTGGACTCGTCGGCCGCCTTGCGTGGGTGCGCCACCAGGTGGATGTGCGTGCGCGTGCGCCGCGAGAACGCCACGATCTTCTGGATGGCCTGTTTCTGCAGGCTGATGGCGCCGGGGCCATCCTCGGGCACGTCCAGCATCATCAGGCTGTCGATGACGAAGTGGCCGGCGCCATAGCGGCGCGCCGCGTACTCGAAGACCTCCAGCAGGCGGTCCAGCTTGGCCGTGCCCACCAGGTTGAAGATCCAGGCCTTTTCCTTGAGCCACATCTTGACGACCTCGGCATAGGCACGCGTCGGCCTGGGCGTGCCGGTGGCCTGCAGCAGCATGCGCTGCACCTGCCGCGGGGGCGGCATCTCGCCCGAGAAGATCACGACGCCCTCCCCTTGCGCCATCAGGCCCAGCATCACCTGGGAAATCAGCCCGCTTTTGCCGTGCCCGTTGATGCCGCTCCACAGGGTGTATTCGGCCGGGCGGAACTCGAACCAGTCGAATTGCTGGTCCAGAGCCAGGCGTGGATGGGGCGACCGGCCTCCAGGCGGGTTGATCAGATCCATCGCCTGATCCACGAATGTGTCCGCGCCGCACAGCTCCTCGGGGTCGAGCGGCGCCGAGCGCTGGATCAGGTAATCGAAGTCGGCGTGCTCTGCGCCGGTCATCAGCAACTCGTTGGCGTCCTTAATCGGCGCCTCGAAGCGGACGCGCCGGCAGCGCTCGGGCCCCAGGCGGGTGATGATCTCGCGCGCGCCCTTCTCGCCGGGCTCGTCACAGTCGAAGAAGACGAGGATGTCGCTGAAGCGCTCCAGGCGCTCCCAGTCGTTCTCGATCCACTGGTGGTTGCCAGCGCCCTGGTTCACCGACAGCGCGGTGACCCCAACCTGGTGCAAAGACATCGCGTCGATCTCGCCCTCGGTGATAGCGACGGTGCGTGCCTTCGGGTCGATCAGGTGCCAGCCGAACAGGCAAGGCATGGCCTCTTTTTCCTGGCGCATGTCCCGCTTGTCGTCGATGTTGCGGTACTTGCCGTTGATGTACTCGCCGCTCTCGCTCAGGTAGGGAAAGACGGCATACACCCTCTCCCCGCGCACCTGTTCCACCACCTTGAAGGCCTCGATGGTCTGGTCGGTCAGGCCTCGGCTTTTCAGCCACTGCAGCGCCCGGCCCTGCCCTGTCACGGCGAGCTTGCCGCGCGGCTTCTCGGGCGTGCGGTAGGCCTTCGCTTCGCGGTGAGGCATGGCCTCCACCACGCCCAGGTAGGCCTTGGCGTCGTCGATGGCTTCGGCCAGCGAGCCGCCGCGCACGGCCACCCACAGGTCCAGCAGATCGCCCCCCTGATCCGCCGCGAAGTCCTTCCACACGCCCGCCTTGGCGCCGCTGATGCACACCGACAGGCTTTCGCCTTCGTCGCCGTGCACATTGCCGGCCTTCCACTCGTGGCCACGGCGCTTGCCGCCGGGCAGCAGGTAGGCGGCCACGCCCTCGGCATCCGCCGCCAGGCGCTGGGATAGCTCTTTCGCGTTCAAGTCGGAACCTCCTCAGCGATGCGCCGGCGGTCGCGGAACTGGGCGAAGTTGGTCCAGTAGCAGCCGAAGTTGGCCGCCTCCTCCACGCACTCGAAGCCGGCCTGCTCCCACCAGCCATGCGGAACGCTCGCGGCCTGTGCAGCAAGGCTGCCGTGCGGGTGTGAGGTGCCGCTGCCCTGCTGGCTCGCCGCCACCGGCCCGAACTCGTCGGTCCAGCGCTCCTGGTTGAGCCAAGTCGCCGGGTTCGGCACGAACCGCCCTCCATCCTTCGCCCACTGCGGCAGCATGCGGTGCTGTGCCAGCGCGGCCATCACCACCTCGCGCAGCGCCTGGTCCACGTGCAGACGCTTCCTTACCCAGGAGCTCGCCGCTACGGCCTTCGCCGTTTTTTTCGGGAAGCGATCCCAAAATTCGGCAAAGCCATCGGGCAGCTCGGCGCTCGACCGCTTGGCGCGCGTTGTGGGGGTTATTGAGGGTTCAATTGAGGGTTCTTGGGGGTTAGTGTGCGGCATCTGCACCGGTTGGTGCGGCATTTGCACCGGTACCGGTGCGGCATCTGCACTGGTTGGTGCGGCATCTGCACCGGTGCGGCTGCTGCACTGGTGCGGCATTTGCACCGGTACCGGTGCGGCATCTGCACTGGTTGTCTGCCGGGCCTGGGTCCGCGGCGAGCGGTCCTGGGAAGGTGCAAAAAGTGTGGGGGTGACGCGATAGCGGGTGTGCCTCCCGTTGGATCGGTCCGCCACGATGACGCAGCTGCGTTCCAGCCACTTGATGGCATCGATGACGGCACGCTTGGAAGCACAGGTGCGCTCGCTGAGGTGTTGGATGGACGGCCAGCAGTGGCCATCGTCATCCGCCTGGTCGGCCATCGAAATCAGCACTGCTTTCGCCGTCAAGGGCATCTGCAGCGGCCAGCACTGGTTGAGGATGGGATTGCTCATGCTTCAACAACACTTTCGACTCGGCCCAGCGCTGCTGCCTGGGCCCACTGCTGCAACTTTTCGAACTCCCCCGGGTAGATCTCCTCGGGGTAGTCGTCTTCGTTCTCCACAACCGGGTACACCGTGGCGTCCCAGCCGCCCTGAAGCCGCCACGGCCACAGCAGCTGGTGCAATGGCACCGAGCCGTAGTCGTGTAGGCCGTCCTTTGCCTCGCGGTAGAACCGGACTCGGCGCTTGCCAGGCCGTCCAGCCAGCTCGGCCACCATGCAAGAGCGGCCCTCGGAGGTGAAGCGATGGGTCGGCCCGCTGATCTGCGGAGCCTCCTGGAATAGGTCTGGCACCGATGCGAGGCACTGCGCGAGGCGTTGGCGGTCGAACTCGTACTGGGGCGCCTCGCCTGGCACGCCGCCGTGGGCGTTGGCCAGTACGCGCAGCACGCCGTCCTGGGTCAGCGCGTGCACGTGCTTGCGTGCCTGGACCTTGGACAGGCCGGCAGCGGCAGCGATCTGAGCCATCGTCATGGCGACAGGTGCACCAGCTGCTGCGTCGCTCGCTTGCGCCAGCACCGTGGCGACCCGCCGGCGCCCGGCAGGTGCGATGGCTGCAGCCTGTATCAGGGGAACAAGAGGTTTGCTCGTCATCCCGCCCCCCTGCGCAGCCGCGCGAGCACGTCGAACGTCAGCTGCGCTGCAGCGAATTCCATGCTGCCTTCCTGCTGCTTTTGCGCATACCCTTGCGCGAGCTCGAGCTGCTTGAGCAGTAGCGGCACGCTGCTGGGGTCGAGCCGGCAACCTTGCATCATCTCGTCCTGCGGGTGCGCGAACGCGATGGCCACGGCGCCGCTGGCCGAGGGATAGACCCCGAGGAGCAGCGTGGGCTGATCCACGACCATCCAGCCGTTGTCCCGCAGCTCTTGCCAAGTAGGAGTGGTCATCGAGCCTCCGGCGCTTGGTCATAGTCGGCCAGCCATTCCGCCTGTTCCAGCTGCTGACGCAAACGTGCTGCTTCAGCCTCAGTCGCTGCGAGCTTGCGGCGCAGCTCTTCAATTGCGGTATCACTCATGCCACCGCCCGGATGCCACCGCGGGCCTTGAGTTGCTCCATCGCACGCATGGCTCGGTTCATCGTGTCGGCCGCGTTGTTGATGGCTTCCATTAGTTTTACGGCTTCGTCCTCCGGCGCCTTGCGGTCAGGGCGCGCGTGCAGCGTCTCGTCGCAGGCGTGGTACAGAGGGTCGTAGCTCTCGCAGAACGCCATCAGCCGAAGGACCTGTCCGAACGTGAGGCGCTGATCGCCCGACGGGTTGCAGCACGCCTTCAGGCGCGCGTAGGCGCTTTCCACTTTCATGTCGGGAAACATGAATGCCGCCACGTCCTTGAATGGCTTTCCGCTATTGCCAATCGCCGTGGTGATGGCATCGAACTCGTCGTCATAGAAGAGTTTCATAGAGGCTCCCATAATTTTTAGGGGTCAGAAGGGGTGCACTTTCAAAGGAAAAAAAGACGATCCAGTCATCGCTGATTCGCAGCACAACTGGACCGACGACATGAACACATCACGCCCTACCCCCTTCACCCACCCGGCCGCACCGGTGCCCTTCCACAGCAGCTCGCGCACCGCGATCAGCGAGAACACATTGCCCACCGGCGAGCGCGTCCGCGTGATGGAGACCAGCAGGTTGGAAATGACGTGGCGCGCTGGAGAATTGGTGCTGCGGTGCCAAGCCTCGCGGGTCATGCTGCCGACCGCGGGCCAGGCGCGGCGCACGCGGGGCGCTCTGTGATGGAGGGCATGCTGGCAGTGACCAGTAGCGCGGCGCTGGATGGCATCGAGGGAGACAATGGACTCAGCCATGGCTCGCCTCCCCTGCCTTGGACTGAGCGGCAAGTTCGGGCCAAATTTTTTCCCAGTCGTCGGGGCGAAGGTCGCAGCGCGTGACGGCGCCAGCAGTGGCGCGCTCAATAGCGACGCAGTGAATTGCTTCGGGTGTTGTGCCCCGTGCGCGCCAGTTGCTGATGACGGACGGAGAAACACCCAGAGCAGCGGCAAGCTTTCCGACGCCGCCAAGGTTTTCTATAGCAGCATCAAGGCGTTTTGGTGAGTTTACATTTTTCACGATCGTGATATTAAATGCATCACCATCGTGGGTCAATCCCATGCGAGCATCACAACTGTGAATACCATTGCAGAACGACTAAAACAAGCCCGCGAAGAGGCCGGCTTGACGCAGCCAGCGCTAGCAAAGAAAGCGAACGTCTCTCAAGGGACCATCGGCAACATCGAATCCGGTCTGCGCAAGCGCCCGCGCGATCTGCTGGCGATAGCTGAGGCACTCAATGTCAGCCCGAAGTGGCTGGAAACAGGTGACGTACCAAAGGCTTTGCCAACAAAAAGTGTGGCCAACGTCGAACCCGGCCCCGAAATTCGCGGCAGAGTCCCCTTGATCTCATGGGTACAGGCGGGCGCCTGGTGCCACGCTGCAGACCCACACCCACCCGGCCAGGTCGACCGCTGGATGGACTGTCCCGTCAGCCACAGCCCAAGTTCCTTCGCGCTGCGCGTGCGCGGTGACTCCATGACCGCCCCCCATGGGCACGGCAAAAGCTACCCCGAGGGCTCTTACATCTTTGTTGACCCCGAACGTCGCACGCCGGTCAACGGCGACCGCGTGGTGGCCTGCCTCTCTGGAACGGACGAGGTGACATTCAAGGTCTATAAAAACGAAGATGGCCGCCAATGGCTCCAGCCGCTGAACCCGGCTCACGAACCCATCCGTGACAACTTTCACATCATCGGTATTGTTTTGGGCAAGTGGGAAGATGGATGATTCAAGAGACAAACTGAGAAAAGCATTTGCATACCTGATTGCCATCTGGGCCCAATCCACCCCAGAAATCAAGCGTGCATGGGTTTTCGGCAGCTATGCATACGGACGCCCTCGACCCGATAGCGACTTGGATGTCGCAATCGAAATACTGCCACGCGCCATCGATCACTGGGGACTCTTTACCTTTTGGATGCGCCACGGTGATCGACTGCAAGCCGACCTACGCCATCAGTTTGCTGACATATTCCCACGCCTAGAAGTCAACGTAGAGTTGTACCATCGGTACTGGGGAAAGGTGGCCTACGCTGCCATCGTTCACGAGCAGATACCACCCGCCTATAGGCGGCCACGATCTCGGGGTCTGCCGCGTACTGCGGCGGCAACGCACCATCCTTGAGCCGAACAGTGAAGGAATGCACCCAGCCACAGCGCTCCACGCGGACGCCGATCCTGGTCTCCTGATCAAAGACTCTGACACAAACCTTCACATCACCCGCATTTGCGGGTTTTTTTTCGTCTACATGGATGGCATGCATACGGCAAGTGTAACGCTTTCAAACACGAACGTGTTGACATAAAAATTCACATTCGTGATAATAGATCCATCGCAGCACACAAACCGCGAGACACCCCAGGCCAGGCGATACGTGGCCTAAGCAGACAGGAAGCAGCAGGCGGGGTTAGCTCCTGAAGGGGCGTAGCGGGTGGTGTGCTGGTTAACCGATGGAGTGACCATGCAACCCACAGAGCCCGCCGCCTTCCTCGAAGCGGCACCTAAACAGCACGCGCGCCGCTGTGCCATGGCGAAGAACGCCATCGAAAGCAAACGCTGGCCCGCCGCAGCCTGCAACCTGCGCACCGCCGCAACCCTAGCCCAGGAATGGGCCAACCGCGCCCGCGACTTGGCTGACTGGTGCGATGCCCAGGCCGAGAGTGGCCGCGCCTATTCCACCGTTCCAGTCACGCTGGAGCCTGGTGCCCCTGCCACGATCCTGGAGTCGCAGGGCCAGCCCACCGTCGAAGCACTCGAAGCCGGCTTGATGACCTTGGCCCACGCGCTGGGCCGGGATCATGCGGTGCGCGTGCGCCGCGCCATGAACGGCATCCTGGCCACTGCGAACTCTGTCGCAGCAATTCCCCTTCCCGCCGAAGCTGCCTTGATCGGTGCCCACCTGGATAGCGCCAGCCTTGAGCACGGTGATCCGGCATGAGCACGATCACCAGCTTCATCAATCTGGCCGCCATGCGCCGCCGCGCCGGTGGCGGCCTGGCTCAGTCCATGGCCTGGGCCTTCGGCTTGCTGTGGCGCAGTCATCAATCCGCCCGCCGCCGACGCAATCAGAAGACCAACGCGCCGCACGCCTGAATTTGAGGACCAAATTTCTAAAGCGCTTTGCATAGTGCCCGCGTGGCATCCACGAGAGACTGAACCCATGAAACACGAACCCCCCTTCAAACCGCATCCCACCAAGCCGGGCGAGTACCTTTGCAACTTGGCGGGCTCTGTCCTGATCGCTGGCGATGCTGCCTACGGTGATCCAGCCGAAACCACGCCGGAGGGGCAGGCCGTATCGCGCGCCTTCATCGAACGCTTCCTGAGAGAGGCCACCGCCCACGGCTTCAAGCAGGCCGGCACGCTGCATGCGCTGCTGCGCCGCAACCAGTCCAGTGCACGAATGATCAACCTCGCCACGGATGCCATGAACTGCATTCCCAAGGAGCTGCGTGCACGCATCATCGAAGAGCAGTTCAACGCCAGGCTCGTGCCCATGGAAGAGGCGCCCGCGCCCGACTATCCCGCCGACGTATTGCGCCCCGGCCCTGATGGAGTCGATCCGCGCTTCTGGGCCGCCGGCCACGCCATCGAGCGAGTCCGCGCCGAGCATGGAGAAGAGGCCATCCATCGCCCGGAATACGGCCGCCTGTTCGCCGAACTGCACCGCTATGCGCCGCCAGCTCTCAAGAAAAAGATGAGCGACAAGGCGCGGGAACTGGGCTTGATCCCGCAGACAACCCATGTCGATGAGCACGGCCGCCCGGTGTACTCGCTGGAGCAGATCGCGGCAACGCTCGGGACCACGGTTGAAGAGCTGCAGCGGCTGAACGCACTCCATGCGGACGAGATCCAGGCCATGGGCGGGCTCTACACCGGCCCGGTGCATCCGCTGCAGTGAGGCAGGCCATGGAGATTTCCACCATGACCAACGCACTCAGTTCTGAGTTGGTTGACCCAATCAGATTTGAAATCCAGATGGGGTCAGGGCTTGGGCTTTTGATTTTGCGGCAGGTTCTTTGCCCAACCTGGCCCGAGAAGTCGGTTCACTTGTTCCAATGCCCCAGCCAAGCGCTCAATGTACTCCGTGAGCGGCTCCGCAGCCGCCTTGGCAAGCTTCGTTTCATCTTCAGTCTCTTTGATCGCCTGAGCCATCTTGATGATGGAGTCCTCCATGGGAGCCATGACCTCCGGATGGTTGTGCCTGAGTACAACGAAATCGGCAAGTGCTCGCAGCAAAACCAAGTTCCCGCGCAAAAGCTTGTTGGTGCTCTCTTGCTCAAACGTGCTCGACAGGCGTTCGATCAACTCCGCATTGAAGCTTCGTCCTGCTTTATCCGCCGCTTCGTGGATGTCCTTGTGCAGATCGGGCGGCACGCGCAGCGCTGTGCGGATGTAGTCGTCTTGGGCCATGGCGGGGATTCTACGCGGCGGCTTCAAAATGGCATTGACACCAAAATGAAGCCGATCTACATTAATTGCACGGCTTCATTTTGAAGCCAAAGAAGACAAGAGCATGAACACCCAGCAGCCCCATGGCGTGACGTTCACCCTTCGTGTTCCCGGCCCGCTTCAGGAAAAGGCCAAGGCGCTTGCGAAGTCGGAGCACCTGAGCTTGAACAGCCTGATCGTTCGTTTGATTGAGCGCGAAATCACGCAGAAAGGACAGCAGCAGTGACCGTCAACATCTCCATCCGCGAGCGCCAGATCGAAGGCGAGCTCATCAAGACCTGCGATGGCCGTGAACTGCAGGCAGAGTTGGGCGTGACCAAGGACTACACCAACTGGGCCAAGGCCCAGATCAAGCGTGCGCGTCTGGTCGAGAACCAGGACTATGTGAAGCTCGCCCAAAAGGGCGAGCTTTCGGCAACCGGACAGACTCGTCACGAGTACCACTTCGCCATCGACGCCGCCAAGCACATCGCCATGATGAGCGGCACCGAACGCGGCTCCGAGGTGCGCGAATACTTCCTCGCCTGCGAGCGTCAGGCCAAGGCTGCGCCCCCTGTCAAAGACCCGCAGATCGCCGCGATGATTTTCACGTTGACGCGTATCGACGCGATGGAGCAGGAGCAAAAGCGCCAAGCCGAAGAACTTGCCCGCATCGCGGAGAACGTGGCTGTGATCGAAGCCCGCACCCAGCCCGAGAACAAGCACTTCACCGTTATGGGATACGCAAATCTCGTCGGTATACCCATGGACACCAAGACTGCCGCCACGCTGGGCCGCCGCTGTGCAGCCCTTTCGCGCCAGCGCGGCCTCATCATCGGCGATGTGAGTGATCCGCGCTTTGGCAACGTCCACAGTTACCACGAGTCAGTGCTGCTGGAGGTGTTGCCCGGCACGCTCAAGAAAGCAGCGTAGACAGGAGCCACTTTTCCTTGAAAAGCTTCGAAAAGCGGTGCTTTTCGCCCCAATTTTTTTGGACTGAATCGATACGATTGACCACATGAACACAGCAACAGCACCGCCAGAAAAACAAAGGGCCGGCACATAGCCAGCCCGATGCCCGAGGCCAAGAAGCAGGTGAGAGCGCTTCATGGCTTCTAGATCCACCCAATTTCCAAGGAATCAGATCATGTCTGAGGTTACCACTCGTCCCGCAACGCGCGCAACCAAGGCCCCTGCACGCCAGAAGACTGCGCCCTCTACCATCCCCATCAGCGCGCCATCGAAACGGACTGTCAGCGAGGCCAGTTGCGCCGCCGCCGAAGCACTCACCTACGGGAACTTCTCAAAACCCATCCGCTCTCTTCCTGACCCGAGAAGCCTGACCCGCCCCTTGCCATGATCACGCCCCGTAGCGCCCTGAAGTTCGATCTGTTCGCCGAGGCCTCGCGCCAGCACAAGAGAGACGAGGTGGGCGATCCGCTGCAGGTGATCGCGCGGCACATCGACTTCGCAGCCCTGGCCGGGCTGGTGGATGCCTTGATCGAGCGCGGCGATGGCCGCAAGGGCGGGCGGCCCGCCTACCCCACCGAGGTGATGGTGCGCATCCTGGTCTTGAAGCGCCTGTACAACCTGTCCGATGAACAGATGGAGTACCAGTTG